TGTTCTGCCTGAAATACGAACATAAAGTTAAAAGTACCGCTAATACCAAGAGGCATACCATCACTGAAACTCCCCTGTCCAAATGGATATATAAGGAAGACAGCAAAGGCTGCTGATACTGGTGCGGAATAAGCTACAGCGATCCATGGTCTGGTTCCTAATCTGTAACTAAGTTCCCATTGTCGTCCCATGTAAGCGCAGATGCCAATGAGGAAGTGCATGACAATGAGCTGATATGGTCCCCCATTGTAAAGCCACTCATCGAGATTGGCTGCTTCCCAGATGGGATAGAAGTGCATTCCGATTGCGTTGGAGCTCGGAACGACGGCTCCTGAGATGATGTTGTTTCCATAAAGAAGGGAGCCTGAGACTGGTTCACGTATCCCATCTATATCGACGGGTGGTGCAGCTATAAACGCTATTATAAAACAAGTTGCTGCTGTTAAGAGTGCGGGTATCATAAGAGTACCGAACCACCCCACATAGAGGCGGTTCTCAGTACTCGTAACCCAGTCACAGAATCTATCCCAATTACGAGAACGATCAAGTGTGGCTGTTGTCATTTAAAAAATTCCGGGGATGATTTGACCTGTAAAAATATAAGAACCAATAGCTGCTACAACACCTAGCATAGCTAGTTGTCCATTAACGCGCTCTGCGTTCTCAAAATAGTTCGTATCTAATACTTCTACTTTAGGCTCGGTGGCATATCTATTGAAGCGACCGCCTTGTTCTGTTGTTGTTGTCATTAATGTTAAGATAAAAGAACGAAGCCGAGGATGAAAGTTCAGGTCGGCACACTCTTTTAAGCATTCACTTCATTAACTGGTTTGCTTTTGTCTACTAATTTAACTGGCTTTTTAAGAGGAGCTGGTGGTGGCCAACCTTCTGTAGATGGAGGTGGTTGTCCAGGTGAACCTCCTGTACCTGGTCTTTCTTTTTTAGCCATTATGGACCTACTCCGTAACCTGTACCCATTAACCCACGGTTTGTACTTTTCTTTTTCTTTTTCTTCTTAGCATCTTTTATTGTAAGAGCAGAATTTTTCTTTGGTGGACGACCGACTTTTTTGCCGTATGTTCCTTTTCCTTGAGGCATGATTTTAAAATTCGAGGTTATCAGACCGTTCTAGTTTTTCAATAACATCCTGACGGTAAGCAGGATCGTTATCATATCTTCTATCACTCATAGCAGCAACTAATTCCTGCTGACTTCTGAAGACATTCTTTGTGTTTGTGGGTGCTTTTCCTGTTACCATTGTTCCTTCGTATCCGTTTGCTGCCTCATACTGAGACTTTAATCCACTTACTGCTAGCTTAATTGAATCAACATTACCAGAGCTAATGATATTATCAAAAGCATCTATGGAGTTCTGATCTAAATTAGCTCCAGCCCATTGGATTACATCGTTGTAAGCCTTCTCTCCTCCTGCATAGTTTTTAATTTCATTGACTTGCGCATCTGCAATATCAACTTCATTACTAGCTTGTGGGAGATTAGCTTGTACTTGCATATAAGCTTCAACTAATTCTTTACTACTCATTGAAGAGAATTTTTCTATAGTCTCTGCTGTTAATTCACCAGACTTTTGAAACTCTTCAGAAGCTGAAGTGATTAACTCAGCTGCCGGAGATACTTCTTTAGTTTCTTCTGTTTCTTCAGTTTCTTTTTCCGCTTCAGTATCGGTGGAGTCCCCAGCCTTGTCGCTAGTTTCAGTACCTTTCTCTCCAAGTTTCTTTTGGAGTTCAACATAAGCTTTTTCTAATTGCTCGGCATTCTCATACTTGCCAGCTAATAATTTCTCATGACCTTCTACAAGAGCCTCACCAAGTTCAAGTGATTCCTTTTCAGACTCTGTTAGATTATCTCCTACTGTTACTGTATCAGTACCAGCATCATATGTTAATGTTTCTGCCATACTATTGTTGTTGTGGTGGTGGTGGTGTCATTGCATCAGTTAAATTTTGTATCCTTTCTGGAGCATCAGGATCTTTAGAAGCATCCATTAATGGAGTACCAGCTAGTTGACCTGCTTGATCTACAAGTGATTGCTGTGCTTGCAGTGCTCGTGCTTGTTGCATTTCAAATTGTAATTGTTCTTGAGTCTTAATTAGATTCAAGTAATCAATACCTTGTGCAGCTGCTAATCTCTTGATTGCTTCATCAGGATTTAGATATTTTAATAATACGTCTGGACCTAATGTCTGAGCTATAGTCTGTATAAACATAGTCAAAGCCTGACTATCCATACCACGACCAAGAGCGTTAACTCCAGCTACAATCTTAGGACGTACCATATCTTTAGGTAGTTTAGGTATCTGATTACTACGTGTAAGAACTAATAGTGTTCTATTTAAATAGGGTACTAAGAATTCTTCAGTAAGTAAACTGTATAATCCACCTAGACTTTGTTCCAATTCCATCTGCGTAAGGCGTACCTCTTCTGCAGTGGTTCTTTCGCTGTCTCGTATTTGTGTGACAAGGAAAGCTTCTAATACTCTTTTTTCTATTTGCTGTGCTAGCTGAGCCGCCGTAGAGAAATCAGCTGTCTTACCTACTTCTACAACTCCAACATCTTCAGGTCTTCCTTGTATTATAGAGCCGTTTGCTGCATTAGATAGAGTCTGTGGTTTAGTAGTAGCTGAAGGTGATACTAGGAACACAACCTTAGCAGCAACCGCAGAGCCCTCTACAAGGGCTTGTGACAGGCCATTAAGACTTCGTAGGTCTCCTAGGAACTCTTCTACTCTACCTCTTCCGTAATCCTCTCCATCTACTGTATTAAATCGAAGCACTAACCAAGGACTAGCAGATTTCGGTGCTGTACTACGGCTACCTGGAAGGATGTAATCATCTACCTCCTGGTGCCAGACCCAGCGACCACTGCTTTCGTCCATCTTAACACAAGTGTACACTTCAGCGTCGTCTTCATCTGAACCTTCTACTTTAGTATTTGCATCAGCTGGGTTTACAGGGACTGGTTCTAATCCAAGTACTTTCCTACTGATTATTTCTTTAGTTACTATCTCTATTATGTTACCATTACCATCTCTATTTACTACATATCTTTGTAATGGGAAATGTTTTAAACCATCTTTACCCATAAAGATAAGAGCATTACCTGATACAATCAGATGTTTCAATGCTTGATGGACAACAACCCTATCATTGGAAGCAGCAATGTAATCCATTACCATTCTTTCCATTTTAGAGAAAGATAAATCTAATTCACTTCTCATTGTAGGGTCCATCTCTTCACCCAACTTATCATCTCTGACTTGTAGTTTGAAGAAACTTGTTTGAGGTGGTAGCATTGCTAACATTAACTTTGCAGCTAAAGTAACAACAGCTTTAGCTCCAACGGATTGCCAGGGCTGTGTTAAATGCTGCTTACCACCTCTTTGGCGTAAGTCATGTTGTACTAAATAGGGTAAGGTAAGTTCAGAACACTCTACAGCTGTATCTAAAAACTGTGCTCTTCCAGCACTAAGCCTAGAGTATCTTTCTCTTGCCTTATACATTTAATCCTCCACTTTTATTTTTTTCAGTACCAGTGTTAAGAGGTATTCTTAAAGCAGCTGTACCTGTTTTCTTACCTGCTGCCTGTCCTCCTTCTTTTCTGGACGTTCCATACTCTACTCCTTTAACCTGTTCAGGATCTACTAATTCTTTTTTAACAGGTAGTTCTGTATCCTTGGTAACCCTCGGTGTGATAGGAGGTGGTGCCGCCATCGGCTTAGGAGCAGGGGCTGATCTAAAAAGACACATGTTATTCGTCTAATAATTTAATTACATATTGTACCACATTTTGTTGCCCTGCGCGATACATTATGGATGGAAGTTCCTCTTTAGGATGGACTGGTTGGGGAGGGAACTTGTCTTTTAATTCCTCAACCAGTGTATCAAGGCGTTCGCTCTGTAGCTTAAGCGTATTTTGGTAGATTTGTGTTTGCATGTTCAAAGAATGCTGGCATACGGGCTGATCTAGTGGCAGAAAGTTCGGGTGCTTTACCTTCATACATTAAGCGATCACTAGTATCCAGCCAAAATTTTTTGTCCAAATATTTATCGGTAGTATTTATACCTAGAGGTTGTAAGACCCAGTTAATGGTAGCTTTTCTAAGTTTATCAAGAGAAGGGCTAGGGGATAAGCCCAACTCAGCGCAAACAAGGCTATTCGTAGCAACGTGGATCTGTTCATCTCTGGAGATATCAGCTGATACTGTTCTGAGAGCAGCATCACCAGAAAAACGAAAGAAAGGAAGTAAAACGAAAAATATAGCTCGCTCTGCAACGAGAGCTTTGGTAATAGTGTGATCAGGATGTTCAATCCAGGCATCTCTTAACCTCTTGGCTTCTAATTCTGCTTTTTCATCTGCACCGTGGGCTTCAACTATGTAACCCAGCGCAAGATCGTGTTTCTCTTCATCTTTAACATTCGAGATGAGCAGCTCTCTAGCGTTATCGGGTACCTCTTTCTCAAGACCTTCAAGAATAAAGTCTCCAACTGGTAACTCCATATGACGTATTGCGAGAGCACGTTTGATGGTTTCTTCAGCACCGTATTTTACCTCTCCTTTGGTGGGTTGGACTGGTGTCCATGTTCGTTTTCTTTGTATTAATTTTACATAAGGATCTTTTTTCATTACTCTTGACAGTCGCAGGTTATCGGGATGTTATCTGTTTTTTCAGATAAAATATCCTGCAAGTAATCATCAACGTCTTCCTGATCTAATGCTGCATACGCATCGGTCTTATCTTGTACGTCTCCCATTACCTGTAGGCTATAGTAAAGGGAGGTCTGAGGTGAATCCAGCCACTCTTCTACAAACTGTTCGTTGTAGGTTACTACATCACTCCAAGAGTTGAATGAGTATCCGTGAAGAAGTCCCGTGTTATTATACATAATCATTATCTCATCTGCTACTTTCTTGTAAGCTTCCCAGCCTACTTTACTTGCTATTTCTACATCACCATAATCATAAGTCTGTACACCAAAGGTACCAGAGTCACGATCCACAGTGTTAGCTATTGGAGGTGCTATCTCAGGGGTAGCTGTATAACCATCTAAATCCTGGCTTCTATAGCTACAAGAAGCTGTAGGAGCAATAGCAAATGCTCTTACCATATTATGAGAGCGAGCTACTTCAGCAGCAATTTCAATACCAGCCTTTAGTTCATTAGCAAGACGTTCTGCTTTTGTGACAACAGAACCTCCTTGATTTACAGTAGCTAAAGCTCTACCAAATTGCTCATATGTTACACCTTCTCTTCTTAGAAAATTAGCTAGACCGAGGATACCGAGGCCAACTTGTCTGTCGATATCACTTGACAAATATTCTCCAGTTGTTCCGACACCTGTCCTACCATGGAGGCTGCACAATTCGGACATACCTTGATTGAAAGCCTCTGTGATGTCACATGGCAAACAGGCTGAGATATTGACATGCTGTAACAGGCATGTTCCTCGTGAGGGCAGGTAAACCTCAAGACAGACGTTACCATAGATTCGTTTTCCATTTGTATCGTGTTTAATTTTATTTAGCCAGATGTCTCCTGACTTGATTCCATGTAGGATTGCTTCTTTTATTTTCTGATCAGTACTTTGCCATTTTTGAACGTCAAGGTCGATGCATCGTTTGATCCAGGAGAGTTCCGATCTGGGAGTAGTAATAAACTCATAGATGTCAGGGTGATCAATATCAAGATGAACCACCACAGCACCGTTTTTGTAGATACCCCCTCTTCGTAGTGTTTCATTTAAGGTTGAGTAGATTTTTGCGAATGATACAGGGCCAGAAGCTGTAAGACCCTTTCCGTTTTCCGCTCCTTTGGGTCGGAGCTTTGATAGATGGACAGCAACTCCTGCTCCAAATCTGAGTCCGTGGGAGACGTATCGCCAGCTTGCTTCGATTCCATTTTTACCTTCCATTGAGTCTTCTACAACAAAGACAGTGCAGCTCACTGGAAGTCTAGATTCTGGGTTATCCAACCATGATTGGACCCGACCAGTGCGGGAGATAAGTTCTGCAGTCATTTTAAATAATATCAGATAGATCAGGTGGTTTATAGTTTGGTCCTTTTAAGACCTTTCCATCTTCTCGATATATTGGTTTACCGTCCTCATCGAGTTTGGACATATTGCTTTCATGTACACGGTTCAATGCTTCATCTAAGAACCAACCCATATTAGCAGCATACTGATAGCATACATAAACTAAATCAGCTAGTTCTTTTAAAGCATCCTCTTGAAAGTTTTGACCGTGACGAAACAGAAATCCCTCTGCTTCTAGAAATTCTTTAAACTCTTCAACAATTAAGTCCTTTTGGTACTTACGTGTTTTAAGAGCTGGTGAATTCTTTAAATTATATTTAGATCGGAATTCCTTCGCTTGAGTGGATAAAAAGGTGGTTTTCATTTGGCCAATTTTTTACTAAGTTTAACATAGAATTAGCTAGTACAAAATTTTGTTTCTGTAAAGCTAGGAAGACAGTAATTATATCTTTTTTATCTACTAATGGATCATTTAGTTTATCCTCTAGTAGTCTCATTTTTAGATCCTGCTCCACTGTTAACTTTGTAATCGGAGGTGGGGGTCCATAATTTGGGACGTTTGTTTTTGAAGTCATAATCATTTGCTGTAAGTATTCGTGCAAGTCTAGCATTTACTAAAGCATCTTCTTCCGAGAGATCCTTTTCCTTAAATGTTTCAACTACTGTTTTCCAGGAATATCCTTTCTTTTGGAATATTGCCTCAGCTCGTTTAACGCCGATCCCAGGAACTCCTGAGTATCCATCAGTACTGTCTCCTGCACATGTTTGGATGAGGTGCCATTGGGCTCCTTCTTCATTGCTGACTGTGAATGTTGCATCGAAATTATATAACGTGCCAGGTATTTGTCTCATGTCCTTATCGGGTGAGGCTATGATATTTCCTGGATGTTTGGTTGCATAAATACCCATACTGTCATCAGCTTCAAGCTCAGGTTTTATTATAACCTCATACTCATTTTTCAATGTGTTGATGACACGTTTGTAACCGCATGGTTTCTTACGATTACGATGCCCTTTATATTCGGGTAGAATTTTTTTCCTGAAATTTACACTGTCAGAAAAGAACAGTACTAAAGTAACGAGTGAACCAAACCTATCCTTGAGTTTAGATAGTTCTCGTTGTGTTGCATTGTAAGCTTCAGAGAATTTACTGGTAACGAGAATAGTATCATCGCTCCAGTCTATTTCTGTTTCTGCTGCAGCGCAAGCTTTATAAACAATGAAGTCTGCATCACATAATAATTTCATAGTTAATGTACATCAGCCCAGGTGGAACCACTTTTAGATTCAGCGGCGACTGGACATCTCATGTTGTAATACTCTCCTGCTTGAGCTGCAGTTAACTCAAGTAAGAATTTTAAATCATCTACTTCTTCTTTTTTACATTCATATTGTAGTTCATCATGAACGAATGCAAGTTGTCGAGCAGATTCAGGAAGATGTTCATAAGTTAATACCATCCATTTCTTTGCTAAAATTGCTGAAGATCCTTGGAGAAGGTAGTTTAATGCCTTATGTCCCTTGTCAACGAGGATACGCCGACGGTCAAGCCCAAGGACGTAGCCATCCTTCGCTCTCTCTTTAACCGCCTTAAGAAGTTCCGCCAGACCAGGTATAGCTTTAACGTAAGCCTCCCTGATCTCCTTGCCCTTCTTTCTAGCCTTGTCTTCATTTAATTGCTTGTCGTAGGAGTGTCCAATTTTAATGTCTCCTGCTCCGTAGAGGAAGGCGTAGGTGATGGTTTTGACGAGCTTTCTGGAGATCCCAATCCGCTCGGCATTTGTGGCGTGGATATCTCCGGTAGTGAGGATTCTGGAATAGCGTCCTCTATCAAATCTGGCGAGATAGTGGGCAAGCATCCTGAGCTCAATACCGCTAAGGTCAGCACCGCACATAACGAGGCCAGGCGTCGCGGTGAATAGTTTTCTAAATTCTTCATTTGAAGGTACTTGTGCTAAATTTGGTTTACGATGAGCACATCTAAATGTAGATGTAGCTACTGAACAATGATGATGTATCCTACTAGACGTCGTACATAGCTTCTGCCATGCGTTCACGCCTTCTGATATCATCCCTAACTGCTTCGTCAGATCCAGAAGTTTCAGAAACTGAAGAGCAATATCCGTCCCAATATCCTTGAGAACGGTTTCGTCTATCACGGGTTTCCCTGTTGAGGTCATTGATGACGGAATCCAGCCATAGTGTGTTTTCAAGATCCATGCTATATGATCCCTAGAAGTGGGATTTAAATCTTTTAATTTGGTAAATGTAGCGCCAACTCGAAAGCCTTTGGTCCTATTATCTCGCTTAGGAGTAAATAATGGTCCCGCGACGTAAGGGTGCCTGTCTTGTAATAGTTTACAAGTTTCTTCATACTCTTTTCTGAGAGACGATTCAAGTTGCCGTGCAGCATTTTCATTAAAATACCATCCATGTTGCTCCTGTTCAGTAAGTATTTTTGCTACCTGGTGTTCCATTTGGACCCATCCAGGTACGGGCGGAAGTGGTCGCATAATTTCTTAGTTACCATTACATCTTGTACGCAATAGTCTTCCATCTCTTGACTCCACTTAGACCAATCTGTTTCTTTAGCAAAGTCTCCTTTGTACTCATTCAGACGGAATCCCCAGGATTCAAGTGAGTGACGACCGTATAATTTAGTTGGCATATTAGCAATCTTTCTATTATTATCTATATCATATAAGTTAGGATGATATAAGCGAGATAACAAAAAAGTATCAACAATGTGAGCAGGATAAGAAAACCAACCATATAACCTTTGAGCAACAGGTAGATCAAAGCCAATGATGTTATGGCCAATAACCATATCAGCCACTTCAAGCCACTGAAGAGCCCTGATAATAGGCGATGACATGCCCTTCCCAGGACATTCATCATTGAACGTTTCCGTGATACCTGTTTCGAGCCAGTGTAAGGCAATACAATGTATCTCAGTCGCGTCATTTGTTAGACCGTTTGTTTCCATGTCGAACAGGACTGGTCCCGCTCCAGTGGTAGGTTTTGTCAACAAATTTGGCATTCTTTACTGCCTCTTTACTAGGTGGGTTAGGTTTAATTAATTCTATTGCTCTCTTCTTTTCATCCTTGTTAAATTTATACCACGGATGTTCATAGTGTTCAAAAATCGGTGGTCGGGTTGAATTTGGGCGTAACTTCATGTTCAATAAATCTGCAAGTGTTTAAGTCGTAGTCTAGTTCGCAAGCTATACCAGTCTCGCCTGAATATCTATTTTTAAGGACTCTAACAGTCGTATAGCTTCGTTCGCCTCCGCTCTGTTGATCTCTTTCGAGTGCAACGACCGAATCAGAAATTTGAGCGATGGAATGAGATCCTCTAAGCGAGGACAAACTAACTCTTCCTCCTTCTTCATGAGAGTGCTTGTCATTTGTTGCTCTCCTTAAGTGTGATACTAAAAATAATGCTATACCAGTACGTTCTACTAGACTTCGTAGACGGGTCATTGTTGTATCTATCATGCGACGTTCATCACCATCAAGACCACTTAATAATATACTTAAATGATCGAGGAATACAACACGACACTCCAATCCGGTTGCCAAGTATTCGATTCTATTGTAGATGATATCAGGATCAAAACTTCCAAAACCATCAAATAAATAGAGATTCCAATCGGCAATGGTAACCCCAAAAGCATGGGATAATTCTTCTTCACTATGATCACCTAAGTTTAAGTTTTTACCAACCGCTGTGGACATTAATCCAAGGGCTGTTCTTCTATTACTTGCTTCAAGTTCCAAGATCCCAACAGACTCCCCTTTCTGGAGGAGGTCAGTTGCAATGTGACGCATGATTGAGGTCTTTCCTGAACCAGAGCCAGCAGTAAATGTTGTAAGTTCTCCATACCGGATCCCGTGTAGCTTCTTATTGAGTCCCTCAAATGGGTATTCGTGGTCATAAGGTGTTTGCGGTGTAGTTACAATTTCAAGGAGAGTCTTTCCATCAACAATACCATCTGGTCTATAAGGTTTGGAATCCCATATTGCCTTCCTAATGGCTTCAGCATCTCCAGCTTGTAAAGCCTCTGAGGCGTCCTTGAAGCCCTCAAGGCGAGCGATCTTAACCTTGCCAGGTGGAAGGATGCTTGCCGCCTCCTCCGCCGCTTTACGGCCAGCAGAGTCGCTATCGAAGAACAATACGATTTCATCATAACCTTGGAACAATGGGATTTGTTTTTGTACATCTTTTTTAGCTGATGCTGCTCCGTGTGGTAAAGATACATGTGGCCATCCAGCCATTGCTTCATAACCCGACGCAGCGTCTAATTCCCCCTCATAAACAACTATACGTTTACCAGTTGTAGGAAATAAGTGCTGACCAAATAATGTATCAGTTGACTCTCCTTCATAGGTGAATATTTTTCTTTTATTTTTTATCTTGAATCCTTTGAGTACTCCATCGCTTGTAAAATATGGGAAGCGTAAAGTATCTCCGTCTCTGTGAATCCTGAATTTTCTACAAGTTTCTGCAGAAATTCCTCGTTTTCTGAGCGCTTCGGGTTCTCCTTTAAAGTTGACATTTGACATTTGTCTCCTTGACTGTGAATTAAGATTTATACCCTCTGCGGGTGTGTATGTTTGGCATACGAAACAGAACTTGTGGCCATCAGAGTAAACTGAATTAGCATCTGACGAGCCACAGTTTTCACATGGTTCATGTGCCACAAACTCTGATTCTGTCATATTAACCAATCGACAGGTATTGTGTGGAATGCACACCATGGTATGCCATGACGGTCACACCATTGTGCATAAGTTGTTTTACTGTTTTTAGTAATGGTATTATAAGGTGATTGAAATACCATCCTTAGATCAATGTCTGGGTTATCTCGCTTGACTGCCAGAACTTTCCGACGGTCTGCTGAGTCCCAGTATCCTTTTGTTTCAAGGTGTACATAGTTAGGTAACACAAAGTCAGGAGTATAATGGTGCTGAATTGTATACCCAAGTTTCTTAGACTCATATTCGTAATTAACTCCTAGCCCTTCGAGAAGGTCAGCGACCCTCTCTTCGAGCTTAGATCTAAATTTAGAAGTCTTCTTCTTCATTAGTGGTGGTATCTGATTGTTCAGCTTCTGTTTTAAATCCAGTAGTTTTACCAAACAAATCAGCTACTTCATCAGCATTAAGATCACCAGCATCTATACCAGCTTCACTCTTTACTGAGACAACTTGTATACCAACCAACTTAAGAGAACTTCCATAGGTAATTCCATCCTTGAGGATGTAAGGCTTCTGAAAGAAACCAAGTTTAACTGTAGAACCTCCATATAATGGTGTCTTAGTATTTGTTATGGGTGTACCTTCTGTATCTACAACAGGTGGTCTCTTCTCTTCATTCCAAGAGAACTTTAATTTATATTTTCCATCTGCCACTTCTTCCCATGGCGTGGGCTTTAACGTAGCCCTCTTAGGATTCTTGAGCTTAGACTCTGCCCATTTAAGAACATCAGCCCTCTCAGTTTCTAGCTTGTTAACAGTTTTATTATCAACAATAGCCGATAAAGAGTATCCAAACTTTCCAGGTTCTAGGACAGCTTGATAACCCTCTAGTGTTACAGTGTCAGTTACGTGTACAGTTCTATTAGACATCACATTCTGCTCCATCTAATTGATCTAGATCACTACCAGGCTTCTCGCCTTTTAATTGGTAAGCTAGAGATGAACGGTATTTAGTTAGTTCTTCGATACGGTTATCAAGAACTTTCAGTTGATTTTCCCTTGCCTCTCTTTCAGCTTGTTGTAATCTTTCTTCTGAGACAACAATAACTCGGGTGGGAGCAAAGAAGCTATCAAATAATGACGGGTAAAGCATTAGCAAAAAAAGTAAGTTGAGTCAATTACGGATTCCGGTTTAAGGTCTCCTATAATCGGTGGTTCAGTCTCCGCTCCTATTTGGTGAGCGAAGTCAGTTAGGTAATCACGTTCTGCAAACAAGTGCATGTACGTTTCCCTTATGATAGTCGATAACTCAGCCATGTCAACAGCACGTGTTAAAACGCTGTCATGAATCAAAGCTATCGGTTTATTGAATTGAGATGCACTGATATGAAGTAAAGATGCATCTAAAGAATGAATGAGATTAGGAGCAGTTGCGGCACGATGTCTGTTAATATCAGCTTTGGTATCATCCATAGCTATTTTTAAACGACACTCACCTAGTAACTGTAATCTAATATCCTTCTTTTCTTTCTCCATTATACGTTGGTTAACTACAAATCCAGAAGGTGTAACCCATTCTATTTCAGTAGCACCACGTTTAATAGTCTTAGTAACTTCATCTTCAATCCATTTCATAACTGCCATAGGACCAGGAACGACATTATTCATGGCGTCCCTGACTGCCTGTACGGTAGCTGTAAGATCTTCCTTGTCGATCTCAATTCCTTTCTCTCTCAAAGCGTCACGAATGTACGATCTATTTGAGAAAGGTTTAGCATTGTAGGGGATGGTCATGACTGTTCTCTTAACAATCTTCCTATCCATTACTTTCTGTATGTGGCTAGGACAATTCCTTT